TTCCAAGTATTTGCTTTAAAGTAAATGCCATTACACTGTTTCCATTGCTTGAGCTTGATTCATAAGTTCTCGCATTTGTTTCTTAATAGTAAATTTGTCGAGGTCTGTATCAACAGCTTCTATATAATCATCCATAAGTTTTGGAGTATCATCAACTTCGAGTGTTTCATCTGCTATATTTGAACCTACAAACTCGCTAAAGTTCTCTGCTATTTTTAAATCATATACATTCTGCATTTGTACTCTATCAATGAATCTATCAAATTCAAATGTATCTGATTTATTTACAACTACAACCTTAACAAACTTTTTATCTAATTTTGTTGTATCATAATCATTATACACTGTTTTCTCATCATTGTACACTATTTTTTCGAATAAAGTGTAAGTATTTCTTATTTTTTCTATTTCTCTAGTTTCTGTATCTAATATATGAAAGTACTTAGGATCATGCGCATCTGACCAAAAGAACTCCATCTGTGCACCTAAGTACCATATATTATCTCTTTGAGAAGAACAATGAAAATGACCCGTTAAAACCTTTTCAAACCTTGCAAAAGATGATGCATCCATACCATGCTGATGAGTTATACCTCTCATAAGTTCGAAGCCACTTAATTCTAAATGACCACCTAACCAATCGGCTTTACAGTTATTAACAAAGTTCATAGACTTCTCATAGTTTTCTTGGTTAATCCATGGAAGTAAAGCCATCTTTAGAGAACCATACTCCATAACCTTTGGTTCCATCACAATGTGAACTTCATTCATATAATGGCCTAAACATTCTTTTAATGAGTTAAGTTCGTTTGTGTTCTTAAAATAAGTATCATGGTTGCCTGGAATAATATCCATTCGCATACCTTTTTCTCTTACTTTATTTAAGAAATGATTACGATTATGGTTTAGAACTTTAAAGTTAACATACTTACGATGATCATAGTAATCACCTAAATGGAGTATCTGTTTGATACCTCGTTTGTCACATTCTGGAAAAAATATGTTTTCGTAAAAGTCTTTAGCATTATCCAAAAATATTTGTGATGCGCTTCTTATACCACAATGTGTATCATTTAATATCGCTATTTTCATCTATATTACCCTCATTCATTCTAAAATCATCGACTATATGATTTGCATTCTTTATTTTTATAAACCCTTCATGCACTTCAAATTTCATCATATCACCCACTTCTACATTGATTCGTTTCATATATTCATGTGGGAGAGTTACGATACCTGATCTTTTATATTCTATAGAAAAGATTTGTACCTTTTGTTTTCTTTTCATGCCATAAATTCCGAAAGATCTGAATCCACGTGTTTCATCCTTTTCTTTTTCTTTACTTTTTTGGCATATGTTTTTATTTCAGTATCGTTTACCTTAACCTTATCTATTCTATCTTTAAGAGAATCTACAAATGCACCTACAACATAGTTAGTTGCTTCAGAACCATCTTCTTGTGTAACAAACTGTTCGATACCAGAACTAGTAAGGTATTTTAATTTAATATCTTGTTGTTTCTTTTCTTTTGCAATTCTTCGAAGAAACGCATACCATGTAATTTGTGTGAAGTATGCAAATGCATTTGGTTTACCACTACGTGTAGCTGCTTCTAAGTTATAGTTACCTATAGCTTTAAGACAATTTTCTACCGCATCCATAACCATTTCTTCTCGATATGTGTATCTAATAAAGTTAGCTTTATGTGAAAGGCCTTCAGCAATACGTAAGAAACAATGTGCTACGTAGTCTGGTACCTTTGGAATTTCTTCTTTAGTTTTTCTAGCTTTTTCTACTATCGTACAATACTCTACGACAGCGCCTGAAAACTTAGCGTTATCTACATAGTGTACGCTGCGTCTTTTTGTTCTAGCCATAATAATTACCTCGCGTTAATAATATAATTCTATCAAATATTTTACGTTTTGTAAACATATATTTTATCATATGATGTGATGTTTTAGGCATGTACAAACCATGCCAGTATGGTATAATTAATAAAGATTATCTGGGGGAGAGATATATCCCTAGTGGAAGGTCGTGTCCTTAGGTTTAAATTTTATAACATTATCATTATTATCTGAATCTATGTCTGTTTCAATTGCTTTTTTTATCTTTAATCTATCCATCTCACCAGTTACATAATCGCGGAGCTCGTCGTCACTTAAATCATTTAAATCGTCTACGTCAAATGTTGGTAGATCTGGATATTTAGCTATGTCTTGTTTAACTTTTCTTATACATCGTGCATACATTTTCATTAGTCCATCTGCAGGAGTTGATTCTGCTATTACATGCTCGCTGTTTATGGTTTGTATTATATCTGGATCCTCGTTAAATGCCATGAATGGTCTAAACGCTATAAGTCTTATACCTTGTTTCCAATCTTCTGATTCTACAATCTTTAAAATTCCGCGCGCGAGCATAGCGCTAGTATCTTCATCGTCCCATTCTAAGATCTCACAAATGATCTCTTCTCCAGTTGATAACCTAAATTGCTTTATATCTTTTTTACTCATAAATCTATCTCGAAGGTGTTAAACATGAATTTTTCTCTCTCGTATATTTTTAATCTTTCTTCAGAATGTAATGTTGCAAAGTTCTTTCTTGGCTTGCTACATAGGTTATCTATAACGTCGAAGAGCTTCGTTGGTTTTCCGTTGTCTGACTTTCTGAGTCCTCTTCCAATCGATTGTAATACTCGAATCTGGCTTTTAGACGGCGATGCAAAGACAATGTTATGGAGATTACGAATATTAATCCCAGTGGAAAAAGTACCCAAGCTAGCCACGATAATTGCATTCTTTTGCTTCTCTACGATTCCTCTTATAGCTTCTCTATCTGAAGTCTGTGTACTACCAGAGACAAAAAATATTTTTCTTTTTTCGTCTGCTTTGTTATTTATCAACTCAAAAAGTGGTTTACCATGCTTTTCAACATAATTAAACAATACGAGAGTATTTCCTTCTTGGTCTAAAGTTAGGTTAGCTATAAAATTATTTCTCTTCTCATATGTTACAATATAATCTATTTCATCTTGATACGATCTTTGACCAAATTCATCTCTTATCTTTTTATTATAGTTTAATATTATTCTTTTTATATTTAATTCTGCTAATACTTCATTAATCTGCAGTTCTTTTGTTGTCGTTACTTTATATGTCTTTCCAAATAACCCTTGTAATACGAGCTCATGTGTTTGAGTACCATCTAAAGTTCCTGTAGTTCCATATCTATATTCTGCTTCTGTAGCTTTGTTCATTATATTCATCAACGACTTTGATTTAAAACCATGGCACTCATCACCAAATACAGCACCAAACTGACTATACCATATTTTAGGTAGTTTGTAAATAGATTGCCACGTACTTATGTAAATTTCTGCTTCGTCAGTCTTTTCCTTTCCTGAATATATCTTATGTGCCATTTTTTCTGGCATATTATATTCTACAAAATCGCTGTACATTTGTTCAACCAATGACGTGGTTGGAACTATTACTAATACTTTCTTAGCTGCATATCGAAGATACCATCTGACTAAGTAGTATATTATTAATGATTTACCTGACCCTGTAGGTGATAATAATATGGCTCTTTTATATTTTAATGCATGAAATATACCTGCAAACTGATAATCACGAAGTTCCCATGGTAGGTTTAACTTCTTAGAGTAATCGTATATCTCTTCAGGTGCTATCTCATTCATATCATCAGGTAAACCATACTGTGTCTTTACAAGATCAACTTTATAGTCTCGTGATTTACATAGCCTTAAGAAGTGATGATATAGACCTGCTGGTAGTTCACCGCTATTAGAATCAAATAGTCTTATCTTCCCATCCCATACTCTGCGCTTAAACGCAGGCATGTATCGATATCCTGGTACAAAGAACGAAAAGAATTCTTTAAGTTCTTCTGCGATTGAATGGTCGCAATCTATGTGTAAGTTAGCGTGTGTTAGTTTCCTGACTGAAATTGTTTCCATTTAATTATATTGCTTATTGTTTGATGTCGCCATTTTATTGTGTCTACTATATCTGTTAATGTTTCAACTAGGGTTTTAAAATATTGTATCTTCTCTTCTGATTTTTGTATTTCTGGATCTGCATCATAATAGTAATCCATCTCACCTTTGAGTATCTTTAAACCATCAAATGGATCTGGATCCCATCCTAAATCTTCAATTTGTTCTTTATCCATCTTACCATTATAATATAACCATTTTTCTTTTAACAAAGTCTTTTGAGAAAACTCTGCTTTCTTAAGTAACAACTTTGCGTTAGCTAACTTCTCTAAATATTTAGAATGTAATATGGGGGTTTTTCTTGAGGATTCGTCTAAATGTGTTTCATGTATCTGGTTATCGTTAGCCCACTCAGCTAGGACTTCTTTCAAATCAATCATAATATATCTCCGTTAATAATTATATCTATACTAAATCAAAATAGCTAAATCTAAATGCCACTGTAAATGTAATAAATT